AGAAATCCATTCACCAAAAGGTAGTGGTCTCACACCCTTAGGAGAAAAATATGATAGAATACGATGCCGACAACGAGTTGACATCTTGGATAGTGGAGCAGAAAGGTTTCCCTTTACTCTATACCCAAAGCCCCATAGGGTAAGGTATTGAGAAACCGACAAGTCATAAGACTTGGCTAGATCAATCGCCGACGCAAGTACCTGAGTTGCCATGTACCACTGGGGTACTGGTAAAGCAGATACATTTACGGCTGGGAATCCGTGGCGTTTACTGTAGTAAGTCTTTTTAATAAACTCACTACACAAACCATGATTAATCCTAGTACTCCTTGGAGGTCTAGAAGAAACCAATGATTTGTGTAAACCCACAGCAACCCCAAGTGACTGCATAATATTTAAATATTCTGCAGCCACAGATTGGTCTGCGATGACCACGTCATCACCCACAATCGCATAATTCTCGAATCAGGACTGCCATCCACAACGGAAGGCAGCTCACTGTACAACCGCGTGATGGAATAATGCCATCATATGGAAACTCGATTTCGCTCCCATGGGCTGACCCACTTCATAATATAGAGGAACGGGGATAGGGTGTTCAAGCCTACCTCCGTCATCATCCATATGTATGTAGGGTCTACCAACAAGAAGTTGGCCCCATAAGGTAGAGAACCAAGAACCGAAGAAAGCTGAAAGAAGAGCCTGCTGGAACACTAACGGTAAACGATCAGTAGCTGACGAAAGATCGTAACAGTAAAATGGACCATCAGGACATCTCTCTCAAAGCCTATCATACGGAGCTTGTTGATCAAGAGTTCCATCCATGGGAATCCGAGATAACAATGATGACAGAGCTGAAAACAGGGGGTGTAACAACCACTGAGTCCAGTTATCAACCATTGCTACTACTCGGATTTTACCAGCACTTTCATCAAGGCACGCTAATTTTCCAAGCGTACCAGGAATACTCTCATGGAAAAGGCCCCTAGGGATCTTTTTCTTCCAGTCTTCCATTCTATTAATTAGCCAGATGTTATTAGTCATCTTGGCGTAATTAAACAGACACTCCCGCAACTGTGCATTCTCAGGGCGATATCAAACCAATATGGATTGGAGGATACCGGCCGGAGATGTAGAAAGTGGGACTGTTTCCACTCCTTTAGCCCGTCTAATGGAGGGAGAAGAAGATGAGATTATGAAAGGGACAACAGTCAATTTCTTGGCTGCTCCAAGCTGGTCTCCTGATAAACCTTTTATCATAATTAAATTGCTCCCCTTAGCAATTTTCAGTAATCATCTACGGAAAGGTCCGCAGACGAATGAACTGAATTCCCCCAGAAGGAACGAAAAATCCTTACCGTGGGGGCTAGTTATGGAAGAGAGGTTAAGTTTACCAGGAAAGTCTAAAACTCTATAAATGCCGAATAAGGTCATTCAGAGTTTAAAGTACTTCGCATCTCCTCGCCTGAGATGTGCCCTATGGATGGCAGGGATCCAATTTCTTGGAAGACCCTGTCCATTCCGCGATTGCCTTTGCCCTAGAAGTGATACATTTGGTACCTTATAACCTCCCATTGATTGCTGAAGAAGTACAGATGCAATCTTCAATTGAAGACACA